TTGCGATCGCGACGGATGACCGCGGCGCGCGCGTCGCGCTTCTCGATCGTGTCGAAGAACTCGGTCTTGGTCTTTTCAACTTGGGCGCCTACGCCATGGTTGGCGGTGGGGTCCCAGATCGTTTCGCGCCATTGGACACCGTACGGGTGCGGACGCTCGAGTCTTGGCTTGAGCGGCCATACGCCGCCGTAGTTGGATTTCTTCGGCACGCTCGAGAGGACCGGTCTCCCGCCCGTTCGTCAACTGCGAGTCAACCGGCAGCACCCTCCGAGGGCGGGGTGAGGCCCAGTAAGGTCCACCATTTTGCCTCTGAGAACCCGGAAAACTCCGGTTTAGGAGTCAACCAGCGTGACGTTGTAAGACGGCAAACGACGCTAAATTACTTTGGTTCGTCAACCGGTCGTCAACCGGACTGTGAACTCTGGGTCAACCAAGGGTTCAATGGTCAGGAGGTGGCCGCATGAGTGCCGTCTTCAACACTGCTTGGTTGCGGACCGAAAAGAAGCACGCGGTCATTTGCTCATGGTGTGCAGACGCCGTTGCCGCCGAGCGCCGGGCCAGGGAGTGCGGGCTCGGGGTCACGCATGGGATTTGCGACGAATGTCGCGCGACTTTCGACTCAAGCACGGCTCACGTAAGTGAGCACAGCCACGGCGCCCCCGCTCAGGCTGCGGCGGCGAGTACGCCTACGGCCGGGGCCGCTTGGGTCGACTTCATTCCTCTGCACGAGGTGGCTCGGATCTGCGGAGTTGATGGTTTTGAAATCATCGCGCACCTCCGGCCGGAGCACTGGCTCCTCGGTCGTCACTATCGGGGTCTCCCGGGTGATGGAGGCTTTGAGCTACTGATCGGAGCGCTCCCTGATCTAACTGGGCAATTCTCGGTCAGCGGCCGCAAAAGTGCCGCGCGCGAGTTGATGACCTGGCTGATCGAGCGCTCAGAACAGCGGCTGGCGGCAGAAAGGAAGGCGCTGTGATGCTCACGATCCTCATTTTTGCCGGGCTTTTTCTGATCATCGCAGTCGCTGCAACGAATGCGATCGTAAGGCGCCGGCGGCGGCATGCTCTGCATGTGCGCCTGGCCATGGACCCAATTCGGAAGCGCCAGCAATGAGCCTCTCCGATTCACCTGCCACCGATGCGCTGGCGCTCCGCGATTGGCGCTCTGCTCTCATCCGCGAAGATGACGGCGGCCGCGACGATCAAATGTTGTGCGCGCTCGAAGCGGTTCGCGATTGGATGGCTTGGATATTCGAAGCCGGACCGCGCCCCCATCTTGTCATGAAGAGGCTGGTTTCGTGCACGGCGACTGCCTTTGGCCTTGGGCCTGTGCTGACGCCAGTTCTGACATCGGCCGAGCGGGCGGCCGTCAGCGTGGTGGGGGGTGAGCGCGAATGCCTGAAGGTGCTCGGGGTTTCGATGAATGAGGTACATGACGCGCTGGCGAAAGCCTATCGTCGAAAAGGTCGCACGTGGGATCCTCTGACAGAGCCGACGTCTCTCGACGTGATGACGTCCCGAGAAGACTCCATGGAGTCTGACGAAAGCCTCCTACGTGCGCGTGCCGTGGAGCTGTGGCTGCGCCGGATTTGGGAATCGGGGGTGAATTTCTCGGACGCTTTGAAGCATCTTTTGACGGACGTGCGTGCCTTTGCGCCGGAACTTTTGCTGAACATGACCGGGGAAGAGATCGCGGCTTTGTTTGGCCAGGGCAGAGCGTCGGAAAGCTGGCGGGTCAAACACCGCGTCAATGATGTTCTCGCGCGTGCTGGGTTTCGAAACCCGCAGTTGCGGCATCAAAAAAGCCAGACGGCTTGCCGAACTTACGCGCGAGTGCAGCGCGGGAACTCTAACCGCGTGAAGGGCCGAACGGCTCTCGCCGCCTAACTTTTACCATGGTTGCCCTCGTATCATTTCCTACCGAAGCGATCAGTATTGCTCTCATCGACGAGTCTATACTCAACCCGCGGAGGCATTGGCACGCGCTCGATGAGTTGGCGGCAAGTCTCAAGCGGGAGCAACTAGAGCCGATTATTGTGCGGCCGAGTCCTGTCAAAGCGGGCCGCTACGAGCTCGCCGACGGTGCTCGTCGCTTCCGCGCTGCAAAGCTGGCCGCCATGCCTTCGCTGGTGGCCAAGATCTGTGACCTGACCGACGCGGAGATGTACGCGATCATTCTTGGGAAAGGGATCGTCGGGAACGTGGATCCGCTGACTCCGTTTGAGGAGGCATTGGCATACGAAGAGGCGATGAAGCGTCTCAACCTGAGCATCGAAGCCCTCGCGGAAGGTTTTTCCAGGGATCGGACTCGAGTGTCTCGCTGCCTCGCTTTGCTGCAGCTTCCTGATGAAGCAAAGCGGGCGATTGAGAAAGGCGATTTGCCATTCTCAACAGCGGCCGAACTGGCGCGAATTCCGGGAAATGAGATTCGGGCAAAGACTGTGAAAGCAGTTCTGCATAGCGATGTGCACGGTGGAGTGATGCCCTATCGCGCCGCCAAGCTTTTCATCGACACTCAGGTTTGCCGCTCGCTTGGGTCCGCCGCGTTTAAGGTCGACGATCCGTTGCTCATTCCAGAGGCCGGGCCCTGTTCGGTATGCCGCTTTCGAGCTGGTAACGACAAAGGCACGTACGGCGATGTGAAGAATCCAAACACGTGCATGAACCCCACGTGCTATGAGCAGAAAGCTGAGGCGGCGCGCCGGCGCGTTCTCAAAGAAGAGACGCGCGGCGGCAAAGTGGAGCTATCGCCAGAGGAGAACGCGTCGGTCTTCCCGCCCGGAGAGAAGAGCATGCACTACAAGAGCGCATACGTCGCATGGAAACAGCCTCCGCCCCGGGATCTTCTGAAGACAGAGGTCGGCAGCGTGCCCGCCTGGTCGGAACTGTGCGATGGCGATGTGGTGACGGTGTATGTTGGCGTGAATCAGAGCGGGCATCCCGTCGACCTGGTCAAGCTGAGCGATGCGCTGCTGGCGGTGCCCAAGAATGAACTCTCCATTTTTTCTGAGAGCGTGACGCGGCGACATCTGATTGATCGCAAGAAGCAAGGCGGTGTCGTGGCCTCGCCGCCGGAGCGAAAGCAGTCGAAGGCAGCGGAACCTGCTCCCGTCAATCCTACAGCAGATGCCCGCGATACGAACGTGAGGCTCACAGATTGGCAGCCGCGCGCGGCCGCATGGATTGCAGCGACACTAGAGGCCGCTCCGACGCTCCCCCCACTGCTCCGCACCAATGGATTGCAGCTATTGCGAGAGATCGGGGCATCTACACTGGTATGTGGCGTGTCTGCATTCGACGCGTTAAACAGCGTCTCCCAGTTCAATGCGTTGCTGCGAATGCTCAAAAGCCGTGTCTCCTCCGGGCCTCCGGAAGTTGGCGCAGAACGCGAATGACGGAGAAAGGAGCGAGCGATGAGCAGAATTGAGCCAGTGACGGTGACGCAGATCCCGGATGAGTGGATCACGGATCGGCGAACCATTGTGGAGCGTGATGGCTTTGCGCTGCGGGCAGCCCGTGGCCAGCGAGGCTTTGCAATCGAGATCAAATCGCTCGTGACCAATCAATGGATGCACTTGGCCTTGCCAGGTAACGCGACCGAGTTCGCGGAAGAGTCGGTGCGTGATGCGGTGCTCAAACGGCTGACCGGTGGCTAAAAAACATCCCCCAAAGATTTCCCCAACTAGAACTCATGAAAATTCGTGTCTTTGTATATAAAACCTCCCTGGGCTACACAGCTAGAACGGAAGCCATCGGTGAAAGGTCTTTGGCAACCGATGTTCTCCGAGCTGCCGCCGATGACGATAGCGCAGAAAATGCGGCGATGGCTGCTGCCTCAGCTCATCTTGAAACAGATCCTGCAAATGTCGTGCTCAGTGGTGGCCCTGACGAGTTCATTGCGTGGCGTGTAGAAGGTTCTAGCCGGCGCCTCGCTTTACGCTTTGTCGTTTGCGTAGCGGTCGTCGGGGTAGTGGTACTTTGCGCGGTGCTACTTTGAACACTGAGTCGAAGGAGGCGCCGCGTTTTCTCTGACGAAAGGTTAGCGATTTTCCGAATGCAAAGACAACCCACACTTTTCGATGGAGCACGGCTGTTGCTTCCGGACGCGCTCGAACTCACAGCGCAGAGCCTCAACGCGTACGGCGCGCTTTACGATCACTGGGCCATCGCCTTCAGCGGCGGCAAGGACTCGTCCGCCACCGTGGCAGCAGTGGTGCACCTAATCGAAACTGGCCGTGTGCGCGCGCCGCAGTCGCTGACGGTACTGATGTCCGACACGCGCATGGAGCTGCCGCCGCTCTTCACTACTGCGATGACGATCCTCGCCGAACTGCGTGCGCGCGGCGTGAAGACGCAGGTCGTGATGCCCACGATGGAAGATCGCTTCTTCGTTTACATGCTTGGCCGCGGTGTGCCGCCGCCGTCGAACACCTTCCGCTGGTGCACTGCCCAACTGAAGATCGAGCCGATGGTCGCCGCGCTGAAGGCGCTACGCGACCAGGCCGGAAAGAAATTTCTGATGCTGACCGGTGTGAGGATTGGGGAGAGCGCTGCGCGTGACGGGCGTATCGCGCTCTCGTGCGGGAAAAACAACTCCGAGTGCGGACAAGGCTGGTTTCAGGAAGCCACGCCTGACGCGGTTGCCGACACCCTTGCGCCGCTGCTGCATTGGCGCCTCTGCCACGTCTGGGACTGGCTCACGGGACTCGTGCCGGAAGGACTAGAGCACGGCTTCTCGACAAAGCTGATTGCGGCCGTGTATGGGCAGGATCAAGACCTCGAAACGCACGCCCGTACCGGCTGCGTCGGCTGCAATCTTGCGAGCCGCGACTTCGCACTCGAACAAATCATCAAGCGCCCGCAGTGGGCGCAATATGCACCGCTGATGGAACTGAGGCCGCTCTACGCCGAGTTGAAGAAGCCGGCGAACCGCCTGCGGAAAGATGGAAGCGAAACGCGCAAAGATGGCTCGCTCGTGGCCAATCCGTGCCGGATGGGGCCACTGACGTTTGACGCTCGGCGGTGGGCCTTAGATCGCGTGAAGGACATCCAGGCGCGCGCCGGTGTCGACCTCATCAACGCCGAGGAAGAGGCGAAGATCATGGAGCTGATCGACGCGCAGACGTGGCCTCGCGGCTGGGACGGAAGTGAGCCGGTCGCCAGCACGCCGTTCGAGAACGTTGCGCCGGACGGATCAACTCAAACCGCCATGATGGCTTTGCTTCGCTAACGACCAACGATGAGCCACGGCGCGACACTCTCAGCTTTGGAAAGCCGGATGGACGTTTCCGCGCCGTTGGCTCTGGCGTCTGGTTCGCCTCTGCGTCTGCTTGATCTTTTCTGCGGAGTCGGAGGCTGGTCGAAATGCTTCGCGGCACGCGGCTGGAAATGCGTCGGCGTGGACATCGCCGAACTCGGCTACCCCCCGGTCTGGCTGACGGTCGATGAGATGCGTCGGGTTCTGAGCCTGGCCTCGGGCACCCATCAACTGATGCTTCAGCTCACCTATGGCTGCGGGATGCGCTTGATGGAGTGCGTGCGGCTGCGGGTGAAGGATGTCGATCTTGAACGCCGCGTGGTGACAATCCGTGGAGCCAAGGGCGACAAGGACCGCGCGGTGGGCTTGCCCGAGTCGCTGCGGGGTGTGTTTGGCGATCATCTGCAGCGAGTACGCTCGTTGTGGGAGGGCGATCGAGCACAAGGACGGCCGCCGGTGCAGTTGCCGGGTACCCTTGAGCGAAAGTATCCCACCGCCGGGAGCGAGTGGGCTTGGTTCTGGGCCTTCCCGGGTCGGAATCTTTCTCAGGATCCGCGCAGCGGGATCGTGAGAAGGCACCACACACACGAGGATGGTTTCTCTAAAGCCCTCCGAAGCGCGGTTCGGCGCGCAGGGATCAGTAAGCGCGTGACGATGCACGTGCTCAGGCACTCGTACGCAACGCATCAGCTCGAGCGCGGCGTGCCGCTGCACAAGCTCCGAGATTTGCTCGGGCACAATGATATTTCGACGACGGAGATTTACCTGCACGTTCTTCCCAAAGAAGTCGCCGGCGTTGGCAGTCCGCTCGACGATCTCGCCGGCGGCAACGTACTAGCTTTCCCACTACGCGCACAGATCTCAAGAGAGTCTGTCACAGCGTAGCCCACAAAACATGAACAACGATGGAAAACGGCTCTCTCTCGATGAAAGGGCCCGGAGATATGTCGCCAAACTCGACGCTGCAGTTGCCGGAGCCGGCGGGCACGCGGCAACGTTTCACGTCGCCTGTGTTTTAGTTCAGGGTTTTGGGCTTTCCGGGTCTGAGGCGCTGCCCCTTTTGCGCGAGTATAACCTCCGCTGCGATCCGCCTTGGAGCGAAAGCGAATTAGCCCACAAGATCAATGGGGCTGAGAAGGCGCCTGGGTTGCAGACGCGTGAAGGGGTGAAGCCGCGCGGTTTCTTGCGCGATCAGGGAGGCGGCGGTCACTTCGACGTCGGAAGGCCCATCGCGACCGATGAGAAGGGCGCGCGGGTTGGAAAGTACATCGCCCCGGCGCCCCGCGTTGAACGTCCGGAATTTGATCCCTCCAAGCTGCGTTCAATGGCAGGTTCGTGGCGCGAGGTCGTCGACTTGTGTTGGCTGGCCAATCGCTCAACGATGGACCCCGCTCAGGTCACCGCGCAGCGTTTTCTTCAGTCCCTTTACGCGCCGACCGAGAAAGTGCTGTGCTTCACGACATGGAAGAGTCAGGGCCAGGCGGTATGGCCGGCAGACAAGGTGCCAACGGAAGGCCCCGAGGGAGTATGGTTTCTCGCGCAGCCGATCGATGGAAAATATCATCCCAACCCTCGAAATCTCGACAAGGCCGGGCAGCCGAAGCTGAGTCGGCGCAGCGAGGAAAGCGTCACTGCGTTTCGCTATTTGGTGCTCGAGAGCGACACGGCAGACATGCGCGACTGGCTCGGGCTGCTCGTGCAGATCCCGCTTCGAATCGAGGCGATTTACACGAGCGGCGGCCGAAGCATTCACGTGCTGGTCAGAATCGACTGCGCGACGCGGCGCCAATGGGATGAGGAGCGCAAAGCACTGGAACCGACGCTCAACTTGCTGCACTTGGGCGGGAACGATCCGGGAGCCCTTTCCTGCGTGCGTTTGACTCGGCTGCCAGGTGCCATGCGATTGGGAAAGCGAGACAAGGAAGACCGGTACGTGCGCTTCACCCCGCCGCAGCTCCAGAAACTGCTGTATCTCCGACCGAATGCGCCGCTGCGCGCTTTGAAGGACATCGCCACCACGCGTGACGTCGAAGGGTTCTGGTGCGGAATGGCCAAGGTCGGTATTGGTGACGCCGACGAGGGAGACGGGGCGGCCTGGTTGCTCGGTGGCCTGAGCTATTACGCGAACGTAAGCGATCGAGTCCGCGACGCGCTGGTTCAAGTGCGCGAGGGATTAAAGGCGCCTGCCGTATGAGCGACCAAGCTGAAATCGCGAACGCAACGGCGCGCGCCTTGGCCGGCGGAAAAGTCGACGCCGCATCTGTGGGCGTGTCTGCGGCGCCGCCCAGTGAGGCGAAGAAATCCGTTCCGTTCGTGCGTTTGCCGTGTGAGAACTACCTGCTCAGCAGGACGGCGCGCGAGATCGGTGGCTTGTTGAAGACCAACGGGGTTTTTAGGCGCGAGGACATTGCGGTGACGATCGACCGGAAAAAGGGAGGATGGAAGGCGATGAGCGCGCAGCGCTTTCGGACGTACATCGAGGACTACATGGTCCCGGCGCGCCTGAAGGGCATGGACCAGGACACCAATCAACCGATTTGGAAGCCGATGACGATGTCACCGGACGTCGCGAAAGGAGTACTCGAGAGCCCGGCGTTTATGGATCAGCAGCGTGAGCTTCTCCGGGTGCATTCCGTTCCGATGCCGGTCTGGCGCGAGGGCGGAGAGAAGGGTGGGCGCATCGAACTGCTGCAGCCGGGATATGATCCCGCGTCGCGAATTTTCACGATGCCTACGGAGGTGGTGGTTCGGCCGGACATGCCAATCGCTGAGGCCGTGGCCTTCCTGCGTGATCTTTTTGTGGAGTTTCCATTTGGCGATCGGCGTGACGATGGCACGAGCCGCAGCCTGGCGGTGTGCATCTCAAGTTTGGTGAGTCTGTTTGGGATGGGCCTGCTCGGGCCCAAGGCGCCGCGTCTGCACTACGTGATGACGGCAAACACCGTAGGAAGCGGCAAATCCCTTCTCGCGAAGATCCCGCTGGTGGCAGTCACCGGGACCGCCAATGTCGCGCTGAAGGGGGATAACTCGGAAGAGTTGCGGAAGACGCTCAGCACGGCCGCGCTCGACGGAAACATGTATCTCTTCCTCGACGATCTCGACGGCTTGCTGAAGAGCCAGGAGCTTAACGCGTTCATGACCGCCTCCACCGTGAGCGGTCGCATGCTGGGAGGCCTCACCGGATTCTCGGTGGAGAAGCAGTGCATCGTCTTCATCACCGGCAACAACCTCAAGCTGAGCCAAGACATCGAACGCCGTACGCTGCGTGTGTCGCTCTACACGGAGCAGTTCGACGTACAGGAGCGAGAGGTGAGGCGGCCCATCGACGAGGAGTGGCTTTGCCGGCCAGAGGTGCGCGTGGATGTGCTCTCCGCCTTGTGGGCCCTGATCAGAGATTGGGACGCCAAAGGCCGGCCCAAGGGTGGGCGAGTGCTCAAGGGGTTCGAGCGCTGGTGTGAGATCTTCGGCGGCATCGTCATGGCTGCTGGCTTCGGTGACCCCTGTGAGGCGCCACCGCGTGACGACAACTCGGGTTCGAACGAGCTTTCCGACATGCTCGCGCTGGTCGAGGTGCTCGTCACGAAGCGGATGGTGCGCTTCGAGGACGGCAAGGAGACGCCGCTGAGCAAACGTGAGTTCACGTTTCAGGAACTGGTCGACGAATGCCAGGAGTGCGACGCCTTCTCGTGGGCGATGGAGGGCACGTGGAAGAAGGATCGGGAGAGCGGCGAGGAGTGGCTTGAGCTCAACCAGAAGAGCAAGAGCGCGCTCGGGCGCATGTTCTCGGAGAAGTTTGGCGGCCAGGTGATGCGGGTGAAGACCGGCTCACGCGTGCGCTTCGGCCAGCGTGGGCGCAATCGACACCGACGATACACCGTCGAGATTATCGAGCAGGGCAAGTGACCCTACCCAACGTTGAGCCGGCCTTCGGGCCGGCTCTTTTCGTTTGTGCCGGCGGTTCGAACGTCGACCCCTCGGTGTCATGTCCGCTCGGACGTAGTCCTCGCGGGTACACGTCAGCACGCGAGCACCGCCGGTTCTGACCTTTCTGGGCCGCTCGGCGGCGCTCTCTCGCGCTCTCTCAGATTAAAAGCTGCGCAGACCTATACCCAAAGGCACCTAGAATCGGGGAACATAGTCCTCGGTAAATCATGGGGCTTCGGTGCTTTACTACTGTAGGGTAGTGGTGGGTTACTCTGGGTTGAGGGTCTAACAGACTACTATTGAAGGGAGAGAAGGGCAGAAGGCTACGTGATATGTGCCCACGTGTTCCCCAGACCCCCTCCCCAAAGGAATCTCTTTCCCTTTTAGACTGAACTGTAGGGTTGAGGCGTCCCTTGACCGATCTTCGCGGGCACCTCCGTTTCCCTTTCGTGCACTTTGACACCTGCCCTTGAGAGCGTGGCCAAGAGGGGCACAAAGCCTGATGGCGCCGCGTGGTCTGCGGCGCTGAAACACCGACCAAATTACGAGAAGTCGCTCGGCGCCTATTTCGCGGCCTACCAGGTCAAGGAGCGCGGCTTGAAGAAATGGATCGAGAAAGCCCGCCGCGACTGGATCGCCGCGGGTTGCCCCGAAGGCGGCCCGGATTTCCCTCCGTTCGATCAGCCGCCGAAGATGCTCGACTGGTGGATCGCGCACATGACTCACGCGCCGGGCGCGGAGTTGTACGCGCTTGCCGGCAAGGCCGCTGGGCCAGTCTCCACGCAGGCTCCGGCCGCTGCCACTTCGCCACAGTCTTCCGTTTCTCCTGCCGCGCCAGCCACGCGGGTCGCGATCCACCTGGGCACGACCGCGCCAACCAACCTCGAGGGCGCCGTGGTCCATCAGCGGCAAGTGCTGTCGGCGGCGATGGAGGAACACCGCGCGGCGCTCGCCGATACCACGGCTGCCGAGGCCACCATCACGCTTCGGGCGAAGCGCGTCGATGACGCCATGGAGCGGCTGCGCACAATGGAGAGCACGCTCGCCAAGTACCAGCGCGAGAACGGTGACCTGGTCCACCGCGACGCCGTGCGCGACGACCTCGCGCCGCTCCTGTCCGCGATGGCTGATTCGCTCGTCGCGTCCCTGATCGAGACCTTCGGCACGCCGCGGGCCCAGGCGACACACTTTGTCGACCAGTGGTTCGGCGCCCTGCGTGACTCTCGGTTCGCCGGGACCGTCGTGCCGAGTCACGCCCCGACGACGGCGGCCGCATGACCGAGCCTTCAGACCAGCTCACGCTCGCGCCGATCGATGCCGCCGCGCGGGAGCCGCAGGCGGCTCGCTCCGCGCTGTCATCGCCGCCCGTGCCGGTGGCCCCGCCGATCACCCCGCGCACGTTCCGCGACTGGTTCGTCGACGAAGTCCTACTCCCGATCTTCCGGCCGCGCATCGCGCGCCTCTCCGTCTGGCGCTGGGCCGATGCCAACGTCACCCTTCACGCCGCCGGTACCGGCAAGGGCGGTCGCTACCGTTCCTCCTTCACGCCGTGGACGCGGCGCTTCCAAGACGTTTTTATCGACCCCGAGATCCGCGAGGCGCACGAGTTGAAGTCGTCGCGCGTCGGCATGACGGAGGCCGGCTTCAACGTCATCCGCTACATGCCGGAGCACAAGCCCGGCCCCGCGCACTTCGCGATCACGTCCCAGCAAAAAGCCATCGACGCCAACAAGGACCGGATCCTGCCCACGCTCCGCCGCGTGTTCGCGAGCGAGGACACCGACCCCGACGACATCACCGGCCGCATCGTTCGGCTGCGCAACATGGTGATCCGCGTCACCGGCTCCGCCCGGGAAAGCGCGTTTCGCGGCGAAGGCTCCATGCTCGAGCTCGTCGACGAGGTCGAGGAAAACGGCTCGATCGCCGGTGCCGGCACGCTGCACAACCTCGCTCGCTCCCGCGTCACCGGCGTCGATGGCGCCAAGGTGATGACGCTCTCGAAGGCCCGCGAGTGGTCGTCTCCGCACCACGTCGAGGTCGCGAGTGGCACCCTCGAGGCCTTTCTCGTTCCGTGCCCGCACTGCGGCACGTTCCAGGAACTCAGCTTCGACGGCACCTCGCCGACAGAGTTTATCCAGATCAAAAAGGCTTCCCGTCCGATCGCGATCCGGCTCGGCAAAGTGAAGTTCGACCAGTGCCGCCTCCTCGACGGCTCGTGGGACCTCGAGCGCGTCCAGCGCGAGACCGTGTACGAGTGCGTGTCCGGCTGCATCATCGACCAAGAGGCGCCGCTCACGCTTGCTCAACGCGAGGTGTTCGCCGCCGCAGCCGCGCTCGATGGCTCGCCGCTCTACGCCGGCACCGGATCGACGCCGGCGCGCCCACGACACCGGCTCGACGGCTTCTCTGGCGCCGCTGAAGTGGTGCGCCGTCTCGATGCCGGCATCCGCACGACGACGAAATGGGCCATGACCAACGCCGGCCAGTGGCTCCGCACCAATCCGCGGCCGCATCCTTTCAAGGTCACGCAGCACATCAGCGACCTCTACTCGCTCCACGATGACATGACGTGGGGTGATCTCGGCCGCATTTTCCTCGAGCGCAAAAGCCAGCCCGACGGACTTCGCTTCTTCCACAACAATCACGTCGGCATCCCGCATCGCGAGCGCGCCGCTGATGTCAGCGAAGAGCAGTTGCACGAGTGCCTCGTGCCGTACGCTCGCGGCACTGCGCCCTTCGTGCCGGACATCGTCGTCGCCGGCTTCGATACCCAGGACGCTTACTGGAAATTTGTGATCGCCGTTGCGCGCCTCGATTCCGCGCGCCGCGGCTGGCGCGACATCGCCGTCGTGCACTGGGGCTACGCCATGATCAAGGACGACGTCCTGGCGCAGATCGCCGTCCCGATCCCGCTCGCCTCCGACCCGTCGCGCACCTTCCAAGTCACCGCCGGCCTGATCGACGCCGGCGGCCATCGCACCGACGAGGTTTACGAGCTGCACTACGATACGCATCGCGTACTCTTCCCGTCCTACGGTCGCGGCGACAAACACGCCGAGCTGCGCCCCACTTGGGCCCGACCACTCTCTGAAGGCTGGCGCGGCCTCACCTTCAACATCTGCTACTACTGGGACGACTTCTGGAAAAAGAAGCTCTACCTCGGATCAATCCGCGAGGTTCGGAAGATCCGCGAGATCATCGACCAGCGCGGCCTCGATCCCGCCGCCTTTAACCTACCGCCCCGCTTGTGGCTCCCGGGCGCGCCCCGCAGCGGCCCGCCGCCCGTCGCCACGGCCGGCGTCGACGCCAAGGAGACCCCGCTCTCCGAACTCCTTTCCGAACTTCAGGGCGAGCGCCTCAACGACGCCGGCGAGTGGGTCAACGTTGACGGTCACCGCAACGATTTTGGCGACGCCCTCAAAGAGTGCTACGCCACCCTCGATTTCCGTCTCGCCGCCGTCGCCGCCGGCAAAGCCGATGCCGAAGCGGCCGCGGCAAAAAAGGCGGCGACGCCCGACTCCAAGCCTCTTTGACAAGCCACCGTTCGTGACTGCATGAGTTCATTGTTTGGGGAATAGACGCCCGTCGGCCTCGTGCCGGCGGGCGTTCTGCTTTCCGCTCGCCGCGGCTCCCAGCCTGGGCTTTGACACCCCGCCCAGCGCATGGACGAAGCCTCTCGCCTGGAGACCTACACGCAATGGCTGCGCGTGCGTTACAGCGACGACCTCGTCGGCCTCAAGAAATTCATCCGCGAGTTGGGCGACGGTGAGGCCTCCGACTCGGTCGTGATCAACAGCCACGGCTTCGTCGACGGCAGCGCGGCCGGTCAACTCGTGCTCGAGCCGCTCCTGAAGCTCAAGGCAGCCATGACCGTCCTGGCGGAACTGGATCCCACCGCGACCCCGATGGAGCGGCCCAACTACGCGTACTTCCGCTTCAGTGCCGGCTCCACCACGTCCTGACCATGGCCGTTCAGCTCTTCGACTCCTTCAGCCGGCCGATCGCCGGTTTCGGCACCAGCAGCCGCGGGCTCTACGAATCTGCGCAGGACGACGGCACGCGACTTGATCGGCCCACGCTTACGCAGGACATCGCGACGCTGCTCTCCCGCGTCAAGCACCGCGCCCTCATTTCCGATTCGCGCTACATCGCCAGCACCTTCCCCATGGTGCAAGGTGGCGTACAGCAGAGGAGCCAGTACGTCACGCAGGCCGGATTCGCCCCCGTGTTCACGGGCCGCGACAAAGCATGGGGCCGCGCCGCGCGCGCCGCGCTGATTCAGGCGCACAAGGTGATCGATGTTCGTGGCGGCCTTTTCCACTGGAACAAAAACTGGCAGATTGGCTGCACGATGCTCGACATCGACGGCGGCTTTTTCGTCGTCCGCGGCGAGACCGAAACCGGGTTTCCGCAATTGCAGTTTCTCGAGGCTCACCGGATCGGCAGCCGGTATGGGTCCATCGAGGATACCGTGCAAAGTGGCCCGTACAAAGGCCTCCGAATCCTGAACGGAATCATCTACAATCGCAAAGGCCGAGAGGTCGCCTACCGCGTACTCGGTGAGACAGTCGAACAGGACCGCGACATCTCCGCGCTGGATATGCACCACGTGGCCGACCCGCGCTGGTTCAGCGACGGCCGCCCCTTTCCGACCATCGCATACTCGATCCTCGATTGGTACGACGCCAAGGAGGCCCGCGGCTTTCAGCGCACCAAGCAGAAGGTCAACTCCGCGATCACCATGGTCGAGAGCACGGTCGACGGCAAAGCGCCCGACCGCGATCCGTGGGGCAACGATCTCCGCGGTGGCACCGCGGCCACGCGCGAAGGCACCGCGGCCGCCCCGGTCGAACCGAAGATCCAGTTGCTCGGTGGCGGCCTTATTCGCTACGTCAAAGCCGGCCTCGGTTCGATCCAATCGCACACCGACACCACTCCGGGCGACGGCTGGCTCAAGTTCGATCAGCGCATCATCGCCGGCGCCTTTATCGGCATGGACTGGCGCGCGGAGATGCTTGACCCCTCCGCGCTTGGCGGCGCCGCCACCCGCGGCTTCGGCGATCAGATCAACACGAGCATCTACTCCCGCTGGGGTGCGCTCGTCCCGCACGTGTACGCCGACGAGATGTACATCCTGCGCAAGCTCATCAAGCGAGGCGATCTGCCGGACCACGACGAGTGGTGGCAATGGGGCTACGTTCCGCCGGCTGAGTTCACCGTCGACGGCGGGCGCTCCGCCAAGATCGACATCGACAACGTCCTCGCCGGCACCGATGCCCTGCAATTCATCGTCGGCCGCTACGGGCGCACCATGGAAGACGTGTACCGCGCCCAGGCGGAGGACTTTAAACTTCGCACCGAGATCGCGCAGGAAGAGGGGATCCCCATCGAAGAACTCGGTTCTCCCGATAAACTGCGGATGAACAACGGCAATCTGCCCGCTGCCGCGCCCGACAGCCCGCCAAACCAACCGAGCCAATGAGTGGAACACCCCAAGAAAAGACCTCCGCTCAACGTCGAGCGGCACCACTTTTCTAGGGCTATCTCCTCAGCCAATTGCCAAAACATGCGTTACGCCCACATCCTTTCCCGCTTCACCGGTACGCCCTGGCTGATCACGGAGTCTGCTTTGTCTTCGATCGCCAGTCTGCTCGAGTCGCGGATTCACGCGGCGCCGTCGCCGGCTCCGTCGGCTGAGCCCAGCGAAGTGCCTGAGCCGGAATCGCTGCAGGTCAAGTCGACTGTCGCCGTCGTGCCTGTGCACGGCATTCTCGGCAAGCACCTCTCGATGATGGAGACGATGTGCGGCGGCTGCGATTTCGATGCGGTGACTGCCATGGTTGCTACGGCCGCTGCGGATCCGTCCGTATCCGCCATTGTTCTTGCGCTCAACTCTCCCGGCGGCACTGCCACTGGCTGCGCTGAAGCCTACGCGCGGCTTGGCGAGATTCGTCAGCACGCCGGCAAGCCGCTGTACGCCTTCACCGATGCGCGTGCCTGCTCGGCCGCTTACTACCTCGCGGCCGCGTGCGATGCCGTTTTCTGCACGTCCTCGAGCGAGATCGGTTCGATTGGTATGATCCTCAGCATCGAAGATCGCTCCGGCCAGCTCGCCGCGGCTGGCGTCCGCCGCTTCACGTTCAAGAGCGCCTCGATGAAAGACATCGGCTCGCCCTGGCGCGCGCCGACCCCGGAGGAAAGCACCGAGCTTCAGCAACGAGTCGACTATTTGGGCGGCATGTTCCGCCGCGATGTGGAAGCCGGCCGCTCGGAAATCGCGCCTGAAGTTTTCGAAAAAGGTCTCACCTACTTCGGCGAGCAGGCTGTCGCAGTGGGCCTCGCCGACGCCGTCGTCGCCAATCTCGAGTCGCTTATCGTGCTTTTGCATGAAGCGCACGGGGCTGGCATCGTCGCCTCCGCTGTCGCGCCGAGTGCCGCGTTGCCGGCCCGCCAGGCCGCGGCGCCGCGCGCTGCCGCCGCGTTGCCGCCACCCGCCGCCGCGCCGGCCCCGGCGGCCGATCCGCTCGCCGCGATCAAAGACCACCTCACCTTCAACATCACGCTCCCGTCTTTCTCTGTCGCGGCTCCGCACGTCAATGTCGCCGCGCCGCCGGTCAACGTGCACGTCGACTCTCGCCTCGAGAAAGACTCCATCGCCGTGCATCAGAGCCAGACCTCGGGCGGCGCCAAGAAAATCATCAGCGACGCAGAGGGCCGCCCAATTGGACTGGCCCCCGCTGATCCTACGGCTGCCGCCAACTGAGTCTCGCTGCTTTTTACCACCATGCCCAAGTCCACCGCTACCTGCAACAACGTCCTCGCGCTCATCTTCAACGCGACGACGTGGGCCAATATCGCCGTCAACGCGACGTCGTCGCCTGCGACCAACCTCTATTTGTCGCTGCACACCGCCGACCCCGGCGTGGGAAATAATCAGACGACCAACGAGACGGCGTACACTAATTATGCGCGCGTCGCTGTGGAGCGCACGACGTCTGGCTGGGCCGTGCCTTCCTCGGGCGCTACCAGTAACGCCGCGCTGGTACAGTTTGCGCAGGGTGGGGTGACCGGCGCCACGATTACGCATGTCGCCATCGGCACCAGCTCATCCGGCTCCGGCACGGTGCTCTATGCTGGCGCGCTGTCGTCGGCGCTCGCCGTTGCCAACGGGATTCAACCGCAGTTCGCCATTGGCGCGCTGGACGTAACCGAGAGCTGATGACGACCTACACCTGTGCCCGTTGCGCCGCCCCGGCCCGTCTCGCGGCCGGCGACGTCGTGCGCTCGTGTGCCTGTGCTTCAGCCATCACCGCTCACCTGCGCGCTCACGCCAAAGGCGAGGGCGGCGCCTGTCCTCCGCCGCCGCCGTCCTTACTGCGTTCCGTCTTGAGCGCCTTTGCGCGCCGCCGCTCTGCATGATCGCCAGCGTAGCGCAGATGACGCGTGCGGCCGAGTCCGGCCAGCGCCGCGCCTACCAGTGGCGCAAGACTCCTTCGCAGGTTACCACTGCCGGGCTGTGGTTCGACTTTTCCATGTCGCCCGGCAATCCCCCGCCGAAATACTGGTTCGACGCTCCGCCCGGCATTGCCCGGGTTGTATCTCAGTCTGCCGATGGCGGTCTTTGGCACGGGCCGGCAGTTTCCCCAGCCAAGAAATATCTTCGCCGCATCACCGCCCAGGCTTCAGTTGTCACTGCCCTGCCGCTCACGCTCATCGTCTGCGATTTTCTCCTCTACTATCCGAGCATCGATGATTCCGTGACGGATACGCAGGCGCTCGATAACACCGTGAGCCTGCCGCGTTGGACCGACGGCGCCGGAGTACAGATTCTTCCCGTGTCTGTTGCAGCGCGTACTGGTGGGCAGCAGTTCACCGTTTCCTATACCAATTCGGATGGCGTTGCCGGCCGTACCTCTGTTGGCACCACGCAGAACAGCACTGCCGCGAGTGGCACTGTCGTTTCTTCTGCTACCGCCACGGCCAATGCCGCCAATCCCTTTTTGCCGCTCCAGTCTGGCGACTCCGGCGTTCGCTCAATCGAGTCGGTCACGATGCTTGGGGCCGACATCGGATTGTTCTCGCTGATATTGGTGAAGCCGCTCGCGACCACGCTCGTACGCGAGCCCGGCGCCGCCGTCGAAAAAGACTTCTTCATCGTAGGCGGCGCCCTCCCCTTGATTGTCGATGATGCCTTTCTCGGCTTTGTCGCTCTTCCGCAGGGCTCGCTCGCGGCTACTGTTCTGACCGGCGACATTCACGTCGTCTGGGATTAACCCTAAACCTTTTTCCTCCCATGCCCGGTTTTAACTCTACCGACCAGATCCTCGAAGCGCTTGCGCTTGGCCAGACCTTCAAAGCCAACTGGGGGAAAAATTTCAACGCCACCGCCGCGGCCGTGGCCAACGAATGGCACACGTTGTTTCGCGGTGGCGGCAACCCTCCGGCCGATGCGCTTTTCAACACCGGCACCGCGCTCACTTTTCAAGCGGTGAAAGACAATACGACGAGTGCGGCCGCGATCCAGCACGGTGGCAACGTGCAGCCCACGGCATACAAGCATCTGCTCAACGGATCCGCCGTCAGCGCAGCGGCTACGGTCGTCCCTTGCACGCTGGCGCTTGTCGATGTCATCGGCTTCTACCGCCTCACCGCCGTCACTACGACGACCGCCCAAAGCACCACCAACACGCTTGGGCAATCGGATACTTTCACGGCTGATGCTGGCACCGATCTTCTCACCTTCACCAGCAGCGCCAATTTTCCGAGCAATCTTCTCACCGGAACGCGCCTTCGCCTGACCACTACTACGACGCTTCCCGGCGGCCTGGCCACTGCGACAGACTACTACCTGATCCGCGTTTCCGATACCACCTGCAAGCTTGCGACCAGCTACTCCAACGCCGTCGCCGGCACCGCGATCAACATCACGGATGCCGGCACTGGCACGCATACCATGACGTGGCTTCTCCCTCGCTACACCAACGGTGCGGGAGTGCAGGCGATCTTCTTCAACTCCAACGCCACCGCCCTTGGCGCTGCCACGCCCAACCTCTCCCTCGGTTACACCAACAGCGCGCAGGCCAGTTCACGCGCGACGCCGACCACGCTTCCTGTCGGCAAGACCGCCGCCAGCAACTCACATATCCTGTACACGGGCGCCACCGGCGCGGGAAAATACAATTACACTGTTCCGCTGCAATCAGGAGACGCCGGCATCGCTGAGGTCAATACGATCCAAAACTCCACGAACTACCTCTCGGGAGAATACTCCGTCGCGCTCATTCGGGAACTGGGCCGCTTCCCGCTTTCGACGTTGGGCCTTTCCGTCGAACGCAACTTCATGTTTGAGACCCCGAGCCTGCCGCGCATCTACGACGGCGCCGCGCTGTATTTCCTCGTGGGCTCCGGTGTCGCCACCCCTGCCAACTCTGCGTTCTCCGGGCATCTCGACTTTGTCTGGCGGTGATTCGTCCCAATTACAGTCTCGCAAACGACGTCGCCGGCCGAGCCTTTGGGGGCCCGACCAACCCGTTCGCTAGTTTTCACGTGGCTGTGCAGCTCAACTTTGCAGTGGGCGAAGCGACTACGGCCCAGACCAAGCTTGCCGCAATTCCCTCTGGCAACAGCCCGCCGGTTACATGGATCCCACCTTTCACGGCCGGCGGCCTTGCCGCGCGGCGAGAGATCGCCGGTGCTGGCGCCATCGTTCCGTTTGCGCTCCTGGCTGGCCGCAATATCGAAGCCGCGGTTGAAGGCACCGGCGCAATTGCGAGCGTGGGCGAACTGATCATCTTGCTCGAGGCCGCGCTCTCCGGTTCTGGGGCGCTCACCGCTCAAGCCGAAGCTTTCCTCCAGCTGGCCGCTGCGCTTTCCGGCACCGGCGATGTGGCCGGTGCGATCAACGCGTTGGCCCACGCTGTTGCCGCGATCGTTGGCACCGGCAACGTCGACGCGACGATCAAGGCTCTCGGCAGCCTTGAAGCCGCTCTGGTGGTCACTGGCACCGGTCTGTCCACGGCCAATGTCGGCGAGGCGGTGTGGAATTACCTCGTGGAATCTGGCTACACCGCCGTCGAAGCCCAGCGCATCCTGCTTGCCGTCGCCGCTGGCAAAACGTCCGGCGTCGGCAGCTCCGAAATGACTTTCCGCGACGTCAACGATACCACCGATCGCGTCGTTGGCACGCTTGACGGCTCCGGCAATCGCACCGCCGTCACGCTCGCCGCCTCCTGAAAATGAACACCCGCCGCCTTCTGGAAATTGTCGCCGCGTTCGAGGTAAACGGCAATCCGTACGACCTGGCTGCGCAAATTGTCGCCGAGCAAAAAGAACTGGATGCGCAGCTTGCTGAGGCGGCTGGTCAGCCCGCTCTTGCGGCTACGATTCGCGCGGCAAGTTAGTTTTTCCCTCTATGCGCTGGCTCGGCTCATGGGTCGGCGACTGGGTCGCCGAATGGTTTGGCCCCGTCGACTCAGGTCCGCCGGGCTCGATGGCTTCCGGGCTTTTCGGTTCCGGTACGTGTTCCGGAAATCTTTCCTTTACCGGCACTGCGCCTGATTCGCCCTCCTTTGTCAGTGGGGGGCTGAGGGTCTTGTCCCGTCGGCTGCTGGCGCTGTTATACCGCCGGCAACTGCGCGCGCGCCTTGCCGGAACCGGACGTCTTCGAGCCACACTTACCGTCACGCCGTGGGCGCGCACGCGGCGCGGCGTCTCCGAGACCCTCCTTGCCGTCCTCCTTGCTGACGAGGATTGAGCAGCCCGCGCTTTGACACGCGTGCACCGCATACGCTTTCCGCGCCCATGAGCAAACCGATCCTCGACAGTATCTCGCCCGGCTTCAAAGCGCTTTCCGCGCAGTTCAGCGCCGCCGGCCTCAATGTCGCCGACTTTATCTCTGCCGCTCCCACGGCCCTCAAGGAGCACATCGCCGCTCAGGTCTCGGCGCTCAGTGCGCAGGCGCAAAAGGATGCCGCCCTGGCCGCGGCCGGCATGGTTGCCACCGAGCTTCGCACCGTGCTTGCGGTGCCGGCCGAGCAAGATCCGATGTTGGCCCTGAGCACGCTTGTCGCGTCGCACGCCTCGGTCACCGCGCAGTTGGCCGCGGCCGGCATCAAGTTCGAATCGCCCGAGACCCTGAAAGCCGCCCTCGATTCCCGCATCTCCATGCGTGCTGGCGAAGAGCTGGCCAAGCGGGGCCTCGCGGAATTCCCCGAGCAGCAGATCTCGAAAGATCCGACCACGCAGCCCGCCGCCGCGGTCGCGCCCAAGCTCACCGGTCTTTCCCGCACCCAGGCTGCCTTCGCCCAATCCCTCGCGGCAGCGCGCATCCAAAACAACTGAGGCCCGCTTCCACTCCGTTTTCAAACCGCACTAAGCTCCTACCATGCCCAACGCATATCCCACGATGCTCGACATCGCCAAGATCAACGGCAGCGACGCCGTGGTCGGGCTGATCGAAGAGAACCTAAACCTCGCGCCCGAAGTCAGCATCTTCCCGGCACGCACCATCAACGGCACGAGCTTCAAGACGCTCCACCGCACCGGGCTCCCCACCACTCAGTTTCGCAACGCCAACGAGGGCGTCGAGACGACGAAAAGCTCGTACATCAACAAGCTCGTCGAGTGCTTCTTCCTCGATGGCAAGATGGAGATCGACGTCGCCGTCGCCCAGGCTGACGAGCAGGGCGTCGCGCACGCCCAGATGATCGAGGCCGACGGTCACGCTCAAGCCGCGATCCAGCACCTCGGCAAGCAGGTCTGGTACGGCACCAGCAACGACGTCAAAGGCTTCCCTGGCGCCCAGTCCCTGGTCGATTCCGCATACGTTCTCGACGCGGGCGGCACCAGTGCGGGCACGGGCTCTTCCGTCTACGGCGTGCGCGTCGGTGAAAAGCATGGCACGATGATCTTCGGCCGCGACTCCGTGCTCACCCTCGGCGACTGGCGCCAGCAGCGCATCACCCGCTCCTCGAAAGAAATGGATGCGTGGGTCAACTCGATCCAGGGCTGGGTCGGCTTCCAGTGGGTCAACAAGGACTCCATCTGCCGTCTGAAAGACTGCACCGCCGATTCCACCAAGACGTGCACCGACGCCAAGCTGGCCGAGCTGCTGAGCCAGCTCAAGTGGGTCCCCGACTACTGGTTCATGACGCGGCGCAGCCGCTACCAGATCCAGCTCGATCGCGCCGCCGGCTCCAACACGAGTGGCAACTCCGGCAAGCCGATGGGTCCGCTCCCGAGCGAGAGCAACGGCATCCCGATCATCGTCACCGACTCGCTCCTCAACACCGAGACGCTCACCTGATCGCGCCTCCCAATCACCAACCACCGCACCAAGCCTACACGTCATGGCCAACGAACTTGCCAGAAACATCAAGGACGCGGCTCACATCGTGACCCGCGCCCTTCCCACCGCCGATGGTACGGTGACGAGCTCCGACATCGATCTCGGCGCCGTTTCGTACCAGGGCGAAAACTTCGAACTTTCGATCGAAGTTCCGGCGCTCAGCGCCGTGCTGCTGCCCAGCGCCGACACCCTCACCATCACGGTGCAGGCCGGCGCCGCCGCCGCGCCGACGACCACGCTCAATCTGGTCAAGGTGATCACCGGCACGGGCTCGACGATCGCAGCGCAGGAGCTTCGGTTCCGGCTGCCGTCGGACTGCCCGCGCTACGTCAACGTCAAGTTCGTGGCCGCCGGTGGCACCGGTGACCAGAGCGGCGTCAGTGCCACGATCGCGCTTCGATTCTGATCCTTCGATTTCCGCGCCTAACCTCCCGGAATCCTCCGCCCCGCACACCGGCCTTCGCTCCCCGGTATGCGGGGCTTTTTTCGCTCTGCTTTTCCGCTTCCTGTTTCCCCATGAGTTACCGCAACAGTGCCTCCCGCCGTCGCGATGTGTATAGCACGCATCGCCCCGGATCCTACATCCCGCGGCGCCGCCGCGAATCGGAAAGCGCCGCCGTCCGCATGCGCGGCGTCGATTCCGCCGGCCGCTTCGTCGGCCTGCATGACGTCGATCGCGCGTTCGACTTCTTCTGGCAGCAGCCCCACCGCCGCGGCAGCGCGCCCATCGTTCGCGCGGAGTTTGAGTTTGGCCCCCGCGCGCACGCTTCGCTGAAGCACGCCGGCGGGCGCCCGTGCGGCCTCGACTTCGACACCCTGCGCGCGATTCACCAGGCGTACGCCGCCGGCTGCGGAGAGAGCAGGGCAGTGCTGGCGGAGCGTTACGGTCTCCACGTCAGCACGATTGCTTTTCACTTGAAGAATGGCGGCAGCGCCAGCATGAAGGCCGCCCTCGCTGCGACCAAGGCCGCCGCTGCCGCCTGATTGCCCTTCGCCACTGGCTTTCCCCCGATGAGCTTCGCCTCCTCCGCCTCCGCCTTCGCCGCCCAGGCCGCCCGCTCTCGCCGCAGCCTGTCTCCCGCGACGATCCAGCCGTACACCGGCGTCGCGCCCTCGCTGCCCGCTGGCACGGCCGAGGGCTGCCCGCTGAAGGTGTTCCTGAGCGCGGTCCGGCGCGAGCGTGAGTTGGCCGACAACGCCGCCGGCTACATCGTCGTCAACAAGGCCGAGCTGCGCGTGCTCAAGCCGGCGCCGTGGCAGCCCGTGGCCGGAAGTGAATTCGTCAACACCGCCACCTCCGAGCGCTTCCGCTGCAACACCGCGACAAGCTCGGAATTCTCCGGCGACATCGTGTGCGAGGTCGTGCGCATCGACGCGTGAGCCCGTGGCCACGCAAGTCGGCAGTCCCGTTCGGCTCGACATCGAGCTCCGCGAGTTTCAGGCGGCGTCGCAGCGCTGGGCGCGGCTGACCGGCAAGAGCCAGGCCGACGTCTTGCGCACGGCGGCCAAGATGACCCTCAGCAATCCGCGCCAAGGGTCCGGCCTCCTGCAGATCACCCCGCCCGCCAGTCGTGGCGTCACCGGTTCTGCAGCACGTCGCCAGGGCGAACGTGCGATCAATCGCGATCTCGCCACAATCTTCTCTCCGGTGCGCATCAAGGGCAAGGGCCCGCCGCCGCCCGATCCCGTGCCGATTCACCGCCGTCACTTCACGACGTACAAGCGCCCCGGCGCCAAGACGCGGCGCGATCGGCCCCAGCCCTACTTTGTCGATGTGCGCCAGTACGTCGCGATGCGCCGCCTCCTGTTTCGCCAGGTCGGAAAGCTTGCCTCGGGCTGGGTCGCCAGCGCCCGTCAGCTCAACGCCTCTGTGCCGGCGTGGATCGCCCGGCACGGTGGCAGCCGCGGCACGATTCGCATGAGCTTTGCCGCGCCGCGCTACTTCGTCGAGATGACGTGCTTCGCCCCGGCAAATTCACCGTGGGAGGAATTGGAGCGCCGCGTTCCCTACGCTCTGCGTTACGCGACGAACAATCTCGAGCGGCAGATCGAGTACCGGCTTTCGCGAGATGCGGGGCAGAGCGGTTTTCGTCGAGGGTAACTGCTGCTGCGCTGACCCTCACAAGCCCCGCCTTTGACAGCGGGGCTTTTTCGTGCCCGCGCCTTCCCTCGCTGCTCTCCGTGATTTCGAGACTCAGCTCGATACGGTCCTCGCGACCGTGCTTCTCCCGTACGCGTCGGCGCCCTATGGCTTCCAGGTGGTGGGCCACGACTCGAGCCAGCCGCTGACGACTCCGCGGCTCGAGTTTGAGATCTCGCTCGGCGATCCCCCGGGCCCGCAAGGGAGCAACCTCGTGCGCGCCGACACCGGCGCCCAGACCGCCTTCTCCGGCACGCTTGCGCTGCGGCTCGTGTACGATCAGCTCAAGATCTCGGCCGAGACCCTGGGCGCGGCGCGCGGCTCGCTGCGCACGCTCTTCTCCCCGGAGACGCAGACGATCAACGCCACCAATCTCCCGTACCTGGACGTCTGCTCGCTCACGGAAATCTCGTCGGCGCGCGCGCGCTTCCGCGATGAGGAGACGGAAAAGCTGCTCAGCGAGTGGGTCACGGTGTGGGCGTTCAACCTCTACATCCGCCCCACCGCTTGGCCGATCTGACCCGCCGCTGTTTGACACCCCCGCCCCACGATCGTCTCCGCTAACCACCTCCGCCCATGGCTGATATTTCCGTCACTGCTGGATCCGTTCTCGCCTCTGCTTCCGCCGACATCGAACGCCGCTTCAATTTTGGCGCCACGGTGACCGCGGGCCAGTGTGTGTTTCTCGACGACAATAACCTTTGGCAACTGTACGATGCCAATCTCGGCACCGGCTATGAAGCCACCCGGCGGCGCGGCATCGCGCTCGTCGGTGGCGCCAATGGTCAGCCCGGCGTCGTGTGCATGAAGGATTCGGATTTCACCCCGGGCGGCACGCTGACCAACGGTACCGCGGTCTTCGCCTCCAACACCGCCGGCGGTATTGCGCACGATGTCCCGAGCAGCGGCGCTTTCCCCGTCGTTCTCGGCATCGCGAAGTCCACCTCGAAGATGAACCTCAATCCCACGGCCAGCGGCGCCGTGATGTAACCGCCCATGGGCCAAACCAACTACAGCAACATCGCCGGCGGCGCCTCGGCTGCTCCCTATGGCGGCCGCACGATCTACATCGGCGGCATCGCCTACCGGGCCATGAACTGGGAGCCCAAGGCCGAGACGCGCGAGGTGAGCCGCCCCGATGAATTTGGCGACGACGCCGAATTCATGCTGCGTAAGGGGCCGCACCGGCAGAGCGGCCTCACGCTTCAGCTCGCGACCCGCAACACGCCCGTGCCGCCGGAATTCACCGAGTTCGATGTCGATGGCGTGCGGTACGTCTGCTTCGGCCCCACCTCGGCTCGCCCTGAGGGTGACTTCTGGACCTGCCAGATCGACTACCGCTCGGTCACCCCGCTCGCGCAGCTCCCGTAACGTTCACCGCCTTTCTCCGACCCGGCCGGCGCCGCCGTCTGCCCCGCGCAGCGTCGCACCGAGCCGGGTCTTTTTCTTGTGCCGCCCATCCCAGAGCAAATCGCCTCCATCGAGGCTGAGTACGAGAGTCGCATCGCCGCCGCGCTGCGCGAGACGGAGGAGCGACGCGACGCAATCCTGGTCGACGTGCCTTTCGAGATCTGCGGCGTGCCGATCCGCGTCTTGACCTTCGATGATTATCTGACGCTCAGCGTGCAGGGCAATGCGCACGTCTGTGGTCTGCCTGTGCCCGAAGACGAAGCAGCCGCCGCCAGCTTCTGGACGACCCACGACGTGATGCTCATCTGGTATCTGTCTCCGCAGTTCTCGCCCTCAGCCACTGCCCGGGCCGCGTTCTTCAAGCAAGCCGTCCTCTTCGATCCGGTGGAACGTGCCCAAGGCGTGGGCGAATACATGCGCGCGGTCTTTGCGGATGCTCCGCGCGGTCCGACGATCGAGCCTGGGGAAGCGCCGCCGCCGGACCCGGTCGGCGTAAGCTTTGCCATTCACTGGATATCGACGCTCGCCGCACGTTTTCCATGGAGCCGCGCCGAGATTCGCTCGCTGCCGTTGCCGGAGCTTTTCCAGTACTTGCGCCTGATCTCTGCCGAGCGCCGTGCTGCCGCAGGGAAAGCCCCGATTGTATTCGACGCCGAAGTGTCGCGGCTCTGGGCCGATAAACTGAATCGCATTAACGCGCTGGCTGCGCCTGGCGCCTGATGAGCACACGTGCCAGAGTGCAGGCTTACCTCGGGATGGATGTCAGCGCCTTCTCGGCCGGATTGACAAAGGCCAATGGCATGCTCGCTGCGTTCAAGCGCGGCGCCAAAGTGGGTGGCTTTGGCGGGTTTGGTGGGCTTCTCGGGGCCGGCGCCATAGTCCAGGGCTTTCGTTCCATCCTTCAGGCTGCGCAGGATGCGCGTACGGAAGCGAAGGCGCTCGGCATGGAAGTGAGCACTGGTGTCGCTTCGGTGGCGGCCTACGCCGACCGATGGGACATGATCAAAGAAAACATTCAGGAAGCGGGTATCGCCGCCCTGTCTTTTTTCACCACCGCTGGCCGTGCGATTGGGAAAAAGCTCGGCACTGGCTCAAGCGACGAAGAGGTCGGCGCTATCCAGCAAAACAAGGAAGATCAGAAGCAGCGCGAAATTGATCTGAAGAACAACCGCGCGCGCATCGATCGTGAGATGGCTGCGACGGACAAGTCACTGTCCGATGCGCGCCGCGCCAACCGTCTCGCGGAGATGAGCGACGCGGAGCGGATGAATGCGTTGACCCAGGAACAGTACGAGCTGTTTGTAGAAATCGGGCGCCTCACACCCGGCTCTCTGGCGGCGAAAAAAGCAGCTCTGGCGCTCGAGCAGAAATTCGCTGAGGTCCGCGAACTGAACGCCAAGATGGACAAGAAGGAGCAGATCGATCCTTCGGCGATGAAAGGCAACCGCACGGCATTTGGAATGAGCGTGGAGGAAGTCGCGAGCCGCCGCGGCCCCGGTCGGCGATCAGAGCGTGAGCGCCTGGCCGCCGAGGTGATGCAACTGCAAGAGCGCGGCCGCTCCGCGGAGGCCGGCGGGCGATTCAGCCTGGCTAAATCTTTCCGCGACCGGGCCGTCGCGAAGGCGCGAGAAAACGGCTTCGGCGACGCCGAGGGTTCTGTCGGCGCCATCCGGCGGGGCGGCGCCGGCGGCGGATCTGGCGTAGGTGCGGCCGGGGCTGGGCAGACGTGGGATTCCAAGTACGGCGGAGAACTTGCGGCCCGCAACGCCGCCCTCAATGCCAAGTACGGTGGCGACTACCAGCGGCCGCAATCGTTCGTCGATATGCAGAACGCCAAAGGCAACGATGCTGCCAGCGATCTGAAGAGCGCAGCCGCCGAGCTGAAGGAAGCGGGCGCTGCGATCAAGAACGCCACGATCGAGATCGAGGTCGAGGATTCCTAAACCATGCCAGCCACTTCTTACACTTCCGCTGGCTGGGGCACGCACTACGAGTCGAAGCTGCGCGAGTTGGACTTCCCCTTGTACGAGCAGGGCTGCACCGATCATTTTACGGTCCAGCGTACGTTCGAAGGTTCGCTCGAGACGTACAAGGCCATGCCCCTCGACACGCTCGACGCCGATTTCGACGGCTCCACGCGTACCGGCGTGGTCGGCGAGGCGGATGACGAGTCGCTCACCTTTGCCGCGGCTCACAAGCTGTTCACCGGCTGCCCCATCACCGTCGCCAACGTCTCCGGCATGACCGGCATCAGCGCGGGTGCGTTCTTCGCGATCCGCGTTTCAGCCACCGTCATCAAGCTCGCCTCCACGCTCGCCAACGCGCGCGCCGGCACGGCCTCTGCCTTCTCCGCTGATGGCACCTGCGACATCACGCTCCCGGCCGCGTACTTCGTGCGCCAGGGCGCCCTCCGCGATGTCGACGGCGGCCAGGTGCGCTACGAGCGGCTCTTCGCCACGGTGCCCAGCCAGTGGAGCGAGCCCGAGTCGTTCGCGTTTGAATTCCCCGCGTACCCGCCCGGCACGCCTGGGACTTCCTTCAACGCCTCCAGCATCGCCAACGCCGGCTCTGGCACCGTGATCATCGGCACCAATGCGACCGGCATCTCCGTCGGGGAAAACGTGTATGCGCAGGTCAAATACACCCGCGGCGGCAAGGTGTATCAGCAGGGCTTTTTCGGCAAAGCCACGGCCGTCTCATCGGGTGTGAGCGTCACGATCCCCGGCGCGATGCAAGGCACCGTCGGTGCGGCGAGCAGCGTATCCGGCACGGTGGCCGAGACCGCCATCGGGCGCACCAATGCCGAGACCCTCGTGGTGAGCAGCCGCATCGTGAATGACTACGCGCTGTCGTCGCTGGCCAACCTCGACGTCGATCTGCCGCTGACCCAGCAGTTCCGCCCGATCGACAACACCGGCGCCATCACGACGACCCTCTCGGCCACCACGATTCCGACCAGCAGTGCGTACGCGACCCTCGTCGTCGACGGCAGCGAGATCGTCGCCGAGGGATCTTCCCTGGGCCGCTATCTCGGCAACATCTACCGGCGCTCCACGCGCCTCGTGAAAGCCCAATGAAGATCGTCGTCAAGCGACGCGGCAAGCTGCAGGCCGGTCCTGGCGTCAACATCGCCAAGGCCAAGGGCAACACCCTTGTGCGCACCCGGGCCTCAAATCAGAGCCCCAGTGCCGGCAGCGAGGGCGCGGCGATCGATGTCATCGGCAGCGACGGCAAGCTCAACAAAGTGCCGAAGCACTCGACGTGGGCGACGCCTTCAACCTATCCCTCGCTGGTACGAGTGGGCGCCTCGGGGGCCAACGTCACCCAGATGGACGGCAGTGAGATCCTGGCTCGTAACAACGGGGCGACCGTCTACGTGGCGATCACCTACAGCCGAATTGAGTTGGTCGGCGCGAACACGCTGGCGATCGACGAGAGTGACCTTTCGCATGACATGAGCATCAAGGAAATTGATGTGTGCGTGGCCGGTGTCGCCAAGAAGATGCTAGTGATAGCCAGCGACCCGTACGACCCGTAAGCGGTGGCTACTTTCATCAAAGGTACGGATTGTTCCGGCGGCTGTCCCGGCTGCACCAATGATCCGTGTGCGCCCACGCCGGCGGCTCCCGCTCCAACGCTCCTCTGCGACAGTATCAGCGCGAGCGCGACGAAGTGTGGCCACGATGAATTCGGCACGCCGTCGAGCCCACCCAAGAAGTACCTGGTTAAAACGCAGAGCGGCGGACTCACGGATTCCGTGTACTTGTCGGGTTATACCTACACGAATACTTGGTCGGGAGCGGTCACATTTTCGCGGTCTGGATGCAGTTCCAGCGATACCCGTCAACTCGATGTGACCGTCTCAGGCACCTGCTCTGCGAGTATTTCTCTGACAGGTGCGTCAGGGCAAATCGAAGCCGGGGCCGGGCCCAACGGCCTCCAGATGTGGGATGTCGATTGCAGTGGCAGCACAGCAGTGGCCCTTTACGGCTGCAGCGGTCCGACCGTCGTTTCTACCACAGTGAAAGAGTATGCGAGTCCGCCGTGCGGCAGTGCTGGCGCCGGGGGATCAACTGTGACTCTGACGCTTTCTGACGAGTACACGACGGCGCAATTGATCTCCGATGTCGTCGCCGCATTGCCGTCCTATCCCGGCACTTGGGTGGGGACCTGCTCAAGTTTTCGCGACCTGGAATCAGATGAGCTCACGTACACGATTCGGCGCTTCAAATACAAGTTCCAGTTGCCCGACCTGACAGGTTTCACATGTTACAAAATAACGTGGAACGAACTTTTTACGCCTGCCGTGGGAAGTCCTTATATTCTCAACAATCGCGTCTATGATTGGAACGGGTTGGCATCGGAAACGGGCGAGTGGGAAATTGATGAGCAGGCAGTCAACGGATCCGTCACGATCACTGACATTGCCGTTTCGTGCGAATGCCCATGAGCGGTCCGGTGGCCATGCCTGCGGGGGTCGTTCAAGTCCGCGCTGAAATCTGCGGTCGATGCTCCGCGCCGTGCGAGCACCAGCGTGTCGCGGCGTTTCACGGTGCCCCATGCGCCGCGTGTCCAGCAAATCATTGGGGACGCTACGGCCGCTGCGATCAATTCACGCCGCCGAATGAAAGTACGCTTCGTCCGCTCCCTATCCGTGCCGCCGAGCCCACCGTGATCGACCTCGCCACCCGCGCCGCGTACGCCGCGTGGCGTGCCGCTGCCGCCGCGCTGCACGGCGAGCGGGTGCTGGTCACGGAAGATGAATACGCCGCTCGCTCCGTTGCGTGCGAAAGCTGTCCCCATTGGGATGGCGCTGCCCGGGCCGGCTTGGGTAAGTGCAACGCCCCCAACTGCGGCTGCACGAAGCTGAAGCGTTGGCTCGCGACGGAAACGTGCCCCCTCCGCAAGTGGCCCCCGCTCTCGGCTGCCGGCTGACGCCCTCCGCCCTCTCGCCTCTCGCCCCGCGCCTCTCGCCTTCCCTTTGACACCGTCAAAGGTCGATGAGCGGCCTTGGCCCGACCCTGTATCTTCCACACGGCGCCTCTGGGCGCTGGCAGCAGACGATCGTGAAGCCGGAAGACGGCTCCGCGATCGATCTCACGTTGGCCACGGCTATCGAGTGGATCCTCAAGCGCACGCCCACCACCGCCGACGCTGACGCTGATCTGACGCTCACCGAGGGCGCCGGCATCACCGTCCTCGACGATCTCGCCGGCCAGATCCAGATCGCGCTGACCGCGGCCCAGTCCGCCGAGCCCGTCCCGTACGGCAGCTACTTCTACTTCACGCGCGTCACCTTGAGCGACGGCCGCGTGATCATCCCGGACAATCTCCGCGGCACGTTCCTCAACGACCTTGGTGCTGCCGCCGAGCAGGAGCTCGATGAAGGCTGCATCACCCGGCTCGACGCTGCGACCGGCACGCTCACCCCCGCCACGCCCGACATGAGCAACTACGTCCTCAACCGCCACGACCTCACGGGCCTCTACGGTGGCACCGCAGTGAAGCTCGACGGCCTCGCCGCCGCGACCCTCGCCGAGCTGAGCAACGGCACCCGACTGCAGCTCGGTTTCACCAATCGCCGCGTGGCCCAGTACCGACTCCGCGCCAAGGAGACCGGCGAAGTCGATACGAGCGCCACCGGCCAGATTGTGGTGTGCGACTACGCCACGAGCCGCGTGTGGGAACTCGAGTACGTGTGGAAGGACGGCCTCCCCTGCACGTGGGACGAAGTCCAGCAACTCTGGTGCCCGATCACTGGCTACGGCGCCGCCGCCTCTCTCCTCACTGGTTTCAGCCTGCCCGCATGAAGACTCTTCGCCCCGCGCTTTTCGCCTCCGCTCCATGGTGGCTCGTGATCCTGGTCACGTGGCCCCTGTCACTCGCGCCCTCTGCTATCGCGCAAAGCAGCGCCGCTCCCACGGTCGTCCCGTTGAGCGTCAACCGCACCACCGGCGCGATCGTGGGCCCGGTCAATGCCGCGACCTTCTCGAGCGCCAACAACCTCGGCGGCGGTGGTGGCGGCGGCATGGGCGGCAACTACACGGTAACGGGAAACGTTGTAGCCTCATCCGGCAATGTGACGCTGGCTTCTGCCTCCAACGAAAACATCATTCTTGATCCGGGCGGTACTGGTGAGACGCGGATCGTCGGAAGTGGAAATACGACGGGTGATCATACGATTGGCGGCAATATCAACGTCACAGGCTCGGCCAATTTCTCCACCGTCAACGCGGTTACGATGAATGTTACCACCCTCACGGGTAACATTCTCCGTCGTATCATCGCGAACGGGACGACGATGACGATCAACAACACCGGGAACTTTACGATCAACCCAGGCGACGGCGTAACAATTGTTGGAAACGCGACCAACAACTCGATGACGATCAACTCGACGGGTGGCAGCGGCGCCGATACGGGTGACGTAAAATTCATCCTCGATAGCGCCAGCGTTCCAGCCGGCTGGGCGCTAACAGGCGTCAACGGAATCCCGGCGTACACGGGCCACGACGCCGATTACAAGCCGGTCATCAAGATGGCAGGCACCGTAGCGACGCCCACGTTTTCGCCTGCGGCTGGTGCGGTCGCGAGCGGCACGACGATTACCATTTTATCAGGAACGAGCGGCGTAACGTTCATGACCACGAACAACACGACCGATCCTAGCCGTTCGGTTGGCACCGCTGGCGCAACTTGGACTATTTCAGCAAACCAAACGATTGAGTCGATGGCGTACAAGGACGGCGCCTATCTCATCGACAGCGCGGTCGCCAGTGCAGCGTACACGGTCACGGCAGGCGGCCCGGCAGTTATAGTGGACACTGAGGGCGGGTCTGGTTCTGGCGGAAACACCTTCACTCTTTCCGCAGTAAACACAACAGGAGCCAGTACGCTCGTCTATACGAAGGCTTGGTACGGTGCAACGGAACCCACGATAACAGACAGCTTGGGCAACACGCCGACAGCATCTGCCGCCACGTCATCTAACGCGGGTACCTGGCATGTGCGGCAATACGTTGTACACGGTGGAACGGTTGGGTCGGGGCATGTGTTTGGTCTGTCTGGCACCGAGTTCTATGGAAGTCTTTCTGTAATCGCGTACAGTGGGATGGCGTCGTCGCCAAAGGACCAAGACGCTCAAGATGAGGAAACCGCGTGGACGACCCTGCCGTCCGGCAGCATCACCCCGACGCAAGCCAACACGGTCTCGGTCACGTCGGCGGTGTATGATTCCGGGTCTGGAACGATTACAGTTCCTACCGGGTACACTTTGGCCGCTGACCTCGCTCCGGTATCAGGCAGTTCCGTCGGGATTCTCGTCGCGTGGAAAGTATTAACCGCGACAACTACGATCAACCCGGAATGGACCTCGTCCACTTCGTACCTCCGTGGTGCTTCGACGCACGTGAATTACAAATACTAACATGAAGCACTTTCTTTTCGTTCTCATGTTCATGTTCGCGGCGGTCGCTCGCGCCGCCGTCTGGGCACCACCCGCCACCGCGCAAGGTTGGTGGACGGCTTGGACTGACGCCAGCACGCCCGGCATAGGTGTGCCAGGTGGCGCTGAACAGTACCTCGCGGGTAAGGTGAACGATCGCGCTGTGACGGGCAACGTGATTGATGTTACCGCATCCCCGCATAACGCTGACAAGACTGGTGTGCTGGATACATCGGCCGCCATCTGGTCAGCGGTCACTGCGGCCTCTCCGGGTGACGTCGTGTACCTGCCAGCCGGCAGATACAAACTGACCAACCGCCTTGGCCTTACTTACGCGAACAAAAACGACATCACGATCCGTGGTGCTGGGCCTGCGCTCACGACGCTTTACATGTCGATGGCTGGCACCCAAGGCGTGTTTTGGACTAATGACGGCGGGTACATCGTCAGCGAATCTCAGACGATCACCGGAACCAAGACGGCCAACACAAGCGTCCTCACCGTCGCGTCCGCTACAAATTTCACGAGCGGTCAATTCGCGTGGGTCCTCTACGAGAATGAGGTAAACAACGCCCGCATCATTGCGGGGGCTCCGCCTGTCTGGACAAGTCTCGGCTGGCCGGAAGCCAGAAAACAAACTGTCCGAGTGATGGCAAAGACGGCCACCACGATCACGATTGACCCCGCGCTGACCGGTGACGCCACAAATCTCGGGCTGCGAATTGTTCATTACGGATACCCCGCCACGAAGCTGGTTGGTTGGGGATTTGAAGACTTCTCCATCGAGTTCGATGCCGCCGCGCACCCGGCACAGGCGTTCAACATTGCAGCCGCGCAGTACTGCTGGTTCTCCAACATCAAGGCGTCGAACTTCGCGACCAATTCCAGCAACGGGTCGTGGATCAAGATCACGGACTCCTATCGGTGCGAGGTGCTAAAGTGTGATTTGCGGTCGCTGCCGGGAACTTCGGGTGACGGTTTGATTGAGACTGGAGGACTTTCGTCCGTGCTATTTTGGGACAACGTGTTCGTTGGTTCTTTCCAGTACCACCTTTACGACTCAGGGAATACGAATAACAGCGGCTATGCGTACAATTACTCGTCGGATAACGTTGCCGGGTTTCATAACGCGCATCCAACGCGGAACATCATTGAAGGCAACTACGGGTATTTTTCGCAAGTCGACGCTTACCACGGTAGCTCGTCTGATTTTGTTTACTACTCCAACGCCTTCTACGGTGGCGGTACTGGCGAAAGTGGGTTTTTCTCCCTTTGGATCGGGTCTTTTAATCGAAGGACTGTCGTAGCTCGGAATTTGTTTGGCAAGGATGGGCAGACCTCTGCGCGCATTGGGTGGGGGTTTAAGAATTATAACACCAACGCAATTGGTTTTGCCGGACCAACGGGGTTGTCGGATCAGGTTGGACAACCCGTGTATAATCAACCTGGGTACGGTCCCTATGAATATATCATTCAAGCTGGTGACGTAGCCTCGGGAGATTTCTGGGCTGACTGGGAAACCACGGGCACGCTGACGACGCGGGTGAGTGACACGGTGGGAGTCATCACGGTGTCGGGTGGACGCTGGCTAACTGGTGCCGATTTGTATCCGCGAATCTGGTGGAATAACAAACAATCAGGAGTTGGTGCAATCGGAGTTTCGTCCGTGACTGCGGTCTCTGGCAATCAGGTGACCATGTCATTTCCCGGTGGCGTTTTGCCACCACAAGCAACGTCGCTTCAGGTCTACAATGGTTTCGCTGGTTACCAAGAGCTTGACCTCGACGTGCAAGCAAGCGCGACGGTGGTGCATAACCGCTTTGGAAACGCAAGCGGCACGGGCAGCATTCAAAACAGTTCTGGCGACACGTTTCCCGTCTCTCTCATTTGGTCATCGAAACCGACAGCATTTGGAAACAAACCGTGGCCTGTCTTCGACGCAGACAACGTCGCGACGCAAGACCCCGCGCGTCTTCCTGCCGGCCACCGCTTCCTGAACAACAATGAGGACTACCTCGGCGGAGCGGCAACTCCACAGTTTTCGCCTGCGCCCGGAGCATACGCGACCGCGCAAACGGTAACGATCACGACGGATTCCGCTGCACCGTATGCGATCTTCTACACGATTGATGGAACTACGCCAACGGCAAGCAGCCTTGTTTATTCCACTCCGGTAACTCTGCCTGGGTCAACGACCACGCTCAAGGCGATCACGATCAAATCCGGTTTGGCTGATAGTTCTGTGCAAAGCGGAACCTATACAATCGCCAGTGTTCCTACCGCGCCATCTTTTCTGGGGGCCACCGTGGTCAGTTCCACGCAGATCAACCTCGCGTGGGCGGACAATTCGAGCAACGAGACGGGCTTTCGGATTGAGCGCCGGATCGGCTCCGGTGGATGGAGCACGGTTGCGACCACAGCAGCGAACGTTATCACGTACAGCAACACCGGGCTGACGCCTTCGATCACGTATGATTTCCGGGTGTTCGCTGTAAACGGCTCCGGCGACTCGACGGCGAGCAACACGGCGACCGCGACCACGGCATCTGTGGGTGGAGGTAATGGCACTGGTACGATCCAAACCCTCAACGTCGGCACGCTTAATATTCAATGAACACGTCGCAACTGCAAGGTGCTATCCGCACGCTTATCGCCTACCTCGCCGGCCTAGCTGCGGGCAAGAGTGAAGCCCTGCGCGGAATTGCCGACCCGCTGTTGATTGAGGCTGTAACCACGCTGGTAGTCGCCGCGGTCGGCCTTTGGTCTTTCAAGTCCAAGTCGCCAGCATCCACGCCGACCGAACCGCCCAAGCTATGAAACGCCTCGTACTACTCATTCCGCTTCTCGGCGCCGCCTGCATGTCACACAAGCTGCCGGCTAATTCATTCATGCAGGACGTGGAGTCCAAGATCACCACGCCCTGGGGCTCGCACACGCTGGTCATCGGGATGGCCGCGACGGGCGAGGCGGCAAAGAACGTGTCGCTGCCCGAGCCGGTGACGAAGAAGAAATGACATGCACGTCAGCCCGTCTACAAAGTTCTCCGCCACGGTCGCCAGCATTCTGAGCGGGGCCATGCTAATCGCAGCGGGATCTTGGTACACGGCGCACACGCTGCGCGATATCACAGAAGAGATCCGCGAACTTCGCCGCGAAGTGCGGCAGGCCAGCGCAGATCACTGGACGGTGTACGACATGGAGCGGTGGGCCAGGCAGCTCGAGCGAGTGAATCAGCCGCGAGGGCTGGTCGTGCCTGAAATCAGCGCCCGCCAGTCCTCTGCCTCAGTGCCGTAAAAGGCAGCGCGCGCCCCGTCGTGGGTATAAACACGAAGGGGGTAAATCCGTAGGTAATTATCCCTGTCTGAACGTCCCGTTGAGTGTATCACGTTCAGCACTGCCCCACATGATTACTCCTGCCTTACTCCTTCCCTGCGCCGCTTGCGCGGGTGCCACGTACCTCCTGACCGCAGCCATCGTCGCCGCTTTGCTGCGCCGGATCCCCCCTGATCAAGTCGCGGCTGCCCGCGAGGAAGTAGAGCTCATTTGTGAACAGCAGGGCGCTTGCCCTCCGGTTCCCGCTCCGCCTTGCCTAATTGTCGAAGAGCGGCGGTAGCGGCGGCCTGCGGGGCAGGGTGTGCGCCGGTTTCGTTTACCCCAAAACGTTCCGACGGGTGACTCTCGTCCAGCAGCACCGTCATGCGTCGTTGTCTGATTTCCATATCAGCCGGGACCATTCCGTGCTCATTCCAGCAACGCTCGATCGCTACACCGGCTCGTCGCAAAAGCTCTGCGGGCTCGACCGGCGGCCGCTGCGCATGAGCGATTTTGAGCAGTGATTGCTTCAGCTCACCAGGTAGTCTCACCGTCAAGCGCTCGGGATTGAGTTCAGCCATGCGCGCAGCAAAGCCGGAAAAGGTGTGATTGGGTAACTTTTTCCTTGCACCATAGGTAACCTTTAGTCACCTCTAGACGCGTGGACAGCGAAGAGACAAAACTGACCGAGCGGCGTTACCTTTGGCTGAGACAGGAAACCTGTCAGGCCATCGACATATTGAGCAAGGGCCGGCGCCGTGAAGCCGCCGCGATTATGCGGGCTGGGATTGAGGCTGAGGTTGCTCGCCTGCAGGCGATTGCTCCGGCGGTTGATCCCATTACTGCGCAGTTGGTAGCGAGTGCCCAGGCACGTGGCTTGGACGTGCGTAAGGTTTTGACGGATGCGCTTGAAACTCTCGTGCAATCTGCGGCCTAGCATTTTTTTTCCGCTACCTCTTTTCCCATGAACTCACTGATACACCTCAAACGTCCCAGTCCGCTGCGCACGCTGCGTGCCTGGCTGCAGGGCGAGCGCGCCGTTCGTGGCGCTTGCGACATCGCCCTTGATGTTGCCCAACGACAAATCGAGCGCGAGCAGCTCTTGATCACGCGCGTGGCCGCCGAAGCCGTTGAAATTGAAAACCGGGTCGAGCGCGCTCGCTTGGCCATACGCGCTGCCTTGGCTGATTCTGTCACGCCAGGCGTGATTGATGCCAACGAGGCCTCGCTTGTCACGATCGCTGTGCTGGGCGCGGCTCTGGCAGCCAACGATCACAACAAGACGATCAGCCATTTGCTCTGACGGCGCCATGCTGACCCGGGACGACAAAGAGTGGATTCGTGAGACCGTGCAGCAGATCGTTGCGCCGGCCCTCCCGGCTATTCCCGAAGGCCTCTATCGTCTCACGATCGATGAATTCGCGACTGCAGTGGCGCTGCATCCCGACACCGTGCGCCGAAAGATTCGCGTGGGCGAGATCCCGGCGGAAATGGTGTACGGCCAGCGCGACAAGCGCCTGTTGCCGAGGGCGCTTTTGCTTTTCGGCGTCACGCCGGCCGAGGCGCGTTTGCGTTTAGAGGCACGTACCCCTCGGCCAGCGCCGCAGCTTTCTCAGGCGTGATTGCCTGATACTTCACCCCATCCGCCTCCTTGGCGTTCCCCTTGTACCGATCCCAAAGCAAATCCTGATTCCGATGACACAAAATGTAAGCAGTCCGGCCGGGGTTCTTGTGCGCGGCGACATCGTACGTGCAGAACGAGTGCCGCAGGCAATTGTGCGGGTGGGGCACGCCCGCCTCGACGAACAGCCTGCTTTTCAGCTCCATGTACTGGCGCGCCGTGAGATCCCAGCAGGCCTCGGGCGTGACGGCGAGCCACTCCCAGACCTGACCCGGAAGCCCGTCGATGTAGTGGCGCTTCTTCGTCTTGAGCTTCTTTTTCGGCAGCAGAATGCCGCGGTCGTCGAAGTTGATGTCCTTCTTTTCGAGCCGGCAGCCACTGGAAAACCGCAGCCCGATGAACGCTTCGAGTGCCAGGCGGCCGACCATGGCGCGAAACTTCTCTGTCGAATTCGCAAAGTGGAAAAGGTGCGCCGTCTCCTTCACGGTCAAAATGCCGACTTCCCCGGTGGACGCGTCGCGGAGCTTCACGTTATCGACGGGATTGCGAAGCAGAACGCCACTGGCGACGTACGCGGTGAAGACCGTGCTGGCGTGCTTCCGGTAGTTGTTGAAAGTCGCTTCGGATTCAACTTCGTCGAAGTCCTCGATCCACGCCTCGACATCGGGGGCGGTGACCTGATTGAGCCGCAGATGACCGAACTGCGCGGCGAACAGCGGCAGCTTGTGGTCCTTTTGTCGGAACGTGTCGGGGCTCATGCGCCCGGCAGCGACGAGAGCCGCCGCGCGAGCGAGCTCGGCCTTGACGGCTTCGTCGACGGTGACGGTGCATTCCTTCAAGCCGCTTTGCATCATCCAGGATCGCCAGCCGGCGACGACATCCTGCCACGGGGTGCCATTGACGGCGGTTTGGAACGCTCGCCAGTCCTCGGCCTCGGTGCGGCTGGCGGTGCGAAGCGATCCCTTTTTGCGATCGCGACGGATGACCGCGGCGCGCGCGTCGCGCTTCTCGATCGTGTCGAAGAACTCGGTCTTGGTCTTTTCAACTTGGGCGCCTACGCCATGGTTGGCGGTGGGGTCCCAGATCGTTTCGC